ATAGATGATTTTGTTAAGGATGATCGTTGGTTGCACGTTCATGTGGGCAGTACCGCCCCCGGCAGAGCTTATATCGTGCTGGTGATTTACAGATCCCCCGGCAGTAGTTCCTGTGACAGTGTGGGTATGTGCATCAAGATCATACCCTGAAATTCCAAGAGATGGTGTAGTAACGGCGTCTCCTTTAATTATATATGGGAAGGTTCCAGCACCAACATTTGTTGCATAGCCACCAGTGGAGACGATTGATGTACCAGAGGTATCGTTAGCAAATCCATAATGTCTGTGACCAGCATTTGCATTGCCGCTGGTCACGCTAAAGGTATGAGTGTGGGCCGCACCCTCGGTCCCGGTGAGCCCGCCATGATCGTGCGCAGGGAGTTCAGTCAGAGCCAACGTCCAAGTCTCTAGACCACCCGCCCCGCCCAACGTGTCGCCATTGACGCTACTGGTCACGCCCGTGAGCCGGTTGGCGCTCGATCCACCCATGTCGTCCTGACCGGCAACAACACGCCCGCGAAGGTCGGGAAGATTGAAGGTGGTGCTACCGTCGCCCGTCCCGTAGGTCGTGCTAATGGCGGAGAACAGCACTGAATAGGTGGTCCGGCTGATCGCCTGTCCGTAGCAAAGCAGCCAACCCGTGGGCGCTGTCGTTCCAGCAAAGTCCACGACCATGCCGACCCAAGCCGAAATGAGCGGAGCGGTGATCGTCGGAGCGGTCAGCGTCTTGCCGGTCAGCGTCTGCGTCCCGCCAACCGTCACCACGCTCGCGGCGTTCGTGCCTGCCGTGGTGATCCGCAAGTCCCCGGTCCCGACCGTCAGGATTCCGGACGTATGGGTAGCCACCCAGTTGGTGTTCGCGAAATGGATCGTCCCGCCAGTGGCAAAGAAGGCATCGCTCCAGCCGAGCAGTGTCGTGCCGAGCGCAGAGGCGTCATCCGTGGCGGGAACCACTGGACCGCCAGTGAAGGCATAGCCGCTGGAAGCGCCTCCGAAGGTCAGCGTATTGCTGGAATGCGTGATCGTTACGTCAGCGGCGTTCCAGTTGATGACACCACCAGACGCCAAGAACAGGTCGGACCATGCCGTGCCGGATTGACCCAAGCCTGCAGAATCGTTGGCGGAGGGATTGTTAGTTCCTGTCCCCTGTATCGTCCCGCCGACGTACATATTTCCGGTCTTATCGACATAGAACATATCGACACCACCGACCTGTAACTGAAGCAGCTTCGATGTCGCCGACGAAGCCGAGTTCGTCACATTCATCTTGATCGCGGAATAGGTCGTGCCCGCGCTATTCCAGAGGTCAGTCATGGCGTTGATGAACATATTGGCCATGCGCTTACCTCTTCAGACGCCGTCTTGAGAAATTGTAGGTTTGACTCGAAAGCGTGTGCTGCCGAGCGTCAGCCGTCTCGGTGACCAGCGTCGTAGCAATGTTCGGGCCGATTCCAGCCAAGTGAAATTCCAGCCGCCCCTGCACCGCCTGCGTCCAGTCGATGTCTTCGTAGTGGTCCGTCGTAATGATCGCGGAGCCAGCATCGATGGGAATGTCGATCTGGAAAGCTGTCCCTACCCCACGCGCATAATCGACATCGAATGCGACCCCAATATCGATGGTGTCCGGCGTCGCCAGTTCAAAGGTCACCTTGGTCCAGCGCGTTTCCTGCGCGGGGCTTCCTGCCGCCGAAAAGGGCAGGCGAATGAAGGTCTTGATATTCGTTCCGTCGAAGGACGTTCCACGGTTTAGCTCGTAGACGAATCCGTCCGTCGCGCTGCCGACAAACAGCCGGTCGCCTTGGCCGTTATCGACCTCGCCTGCGGTGGCGCAATAGACATCGATAGGCAGATTGAAGGGCAACGTCTCCGGATGCTTGCGGCCGAGATAGACCGTGAGGCCCGTGCCATCGCTCCAAAACAGCTTGTATTGATCCCGAGCCTTGATCTTCAACGACGCCACTGGAGTAATGTCGGCGTTGCGCTTTTGCAGGACCAACGGCTCGACCGGCTGCGTCAACGTCCCCGTCGACCAATCACCAAAGGCAGCGACCGCCTGCAGCTTGCGCACCCCGGCATCATCGAGGAATACCGGCTCATCCATCATCTGCAGGCTGTATGGCTGCGCGCCGGATGTCCCCGAAACCGGACTCAACACCCACGTTGCAGCATCGTCGCCCGTTATGAAGCTGATGCGGTTTTGCCCGGTGATCACCATCGCAGTAGACGAGGTGAGCATCCCGGTAATCCGGTCGCCAAACGATATTTCGCTCGCGCCCGTCGAGGTCATGTACTCCAGAGGGGAGCCGATGCTGGAATTGAGCAGCGACCCCGACGAATACGCTACAAACAGGTGGCCCTTGTAATGCTCGACAAACTCAGGAGCATCGAAAGACCCTCCAAAAATAATGCTCGATCCATCTGCGGCTACGATGAAATCCCCGACATCCAGATTGGTGCGAGTAACTTTGTGGGTGCCGCTCTGAGAGCCGCTGGTGATGACCGCAGCGCCAGCGAGTACTGTCGAAAACTGGAACGTGGTAGGGGTGAGGCCCGTCGCAATCACGTAGTAGGTCACCGTGCTGCCGGTAATGCCAGTCGGCAGCGCGCCGGTCGTCACAAACACGATCGGCTGACCAGCGCTGTAGCCGTGCGCGGCGACAGTGGTCACCACGGCTGGGCTGGCGATGGTAATGGTCACTTCCTGCACCAAGTAGCCGACCAGATAATCGTAGGTGCTAACTGTCCCCGATGACGTGCCGGTATGGATTGGAGACAATACGCTCCCCGACCACTCCCATGCATTACTGACGCCGTTCGCGAAATACAGGCAGGGGGTGTTGGCGGACCCGTAGAAGTTATTGATCGTGAAATCGTAACGGCCACCCGCCGGGATCGTGAGCGAAGTTGGAACTGTTACGACGGCCGTAGCGGCCGTAGAGACGCCCGTGACCGTTTCGGCCACGAATGTGCCGGTGACGTTGGAAAGGACGAAGTAGCCCTCTGCCGTGCCGTCCCATGCGCCGGAACGCAGGATCGCCCGCTCGACAACGGCGGTCGCCCCAGAACTCCCCCCGACGATGTACTCCCCACCCAGAAACTCGGCAGAGCCAGTCGAGAACCCCATCTCGCGGCCAAAGGTCTGCAGGGACCAGCCGCCGACCGTCGACTTGTACATGCCGCCCGTCGTCTCATCCACGTCCCGGAATACGTAGACGGCACCGTCGAATACAACGATCCCACGCACCGGGCCGGTGCCGGGAACCTCAGAGATCAACGTCCGCAAATGCGCGATCTCTGCGGGGCTGGTCGAACTGGACGGACTGGTGTGGCCGTCGAAGCGCTCGAACCCCATCGTCGAGGAATAGCCGGCAACGTCCGGCTCGTAGTTGATCGCGGAGATCACCTTGCCGGGTGGCATGGCAATGGGCGGCGTGACCAGATCGAGCCCGCCTGACATCAGCGATGTCTGGACTTGGATCGTCATGCCAGCGGTGCCCCCCATGTCGTCCGTGGCAATTGGCTGGATTCGAGCATCGACCAGTTCGGCAGCATCCGCAGCCGATAGACCGGGATGCGTGGCCCCTCGTCATGAGCCTCGACGTAGCAGAGCGCGGCGTCCTTGATGATGGTGTGGAAGTCAGCGGGCATCTCCGGGACGTCATCGTCCTCGGCCAGCGACTGAGCGCTTTTCCGGTAGGGACCGCGAATCCTGTAGATGCCATCTGGCGTCGGCGAGACGATGAGCTTCTCATTCGGCGCTACCGTGAACCAGCGTGGCCGCCCGGGCGTCTGCGTGCCCCGTAGCTGCGTTTCGTTGAAGCGGGGCCAATCCATCCACTGCAGCGGCCCTTCCTCCGCTACGCCCGTGGAGAGCAGGTAGGAGGACACGCTCCGGTCAGAGCCATCATTCTTGAAATTCCACGCCGCGAAACGGTCGACCGGCAGCGTCGTGAGTTCGTCCGTCAAGGCGCTGTAGGCGTAGCTGTTGGTGCTGGCGACCGTGTCGAAATAGAACAGGCTCTGCAGCCAGCGCCAAGCACGGTGCGAGTTCTGGATGTCGTTGTAGGCCTCGCGGACATAATCCACGATCAGCTTCAGCCGGCGCGTTTGTCCGAGCACCGTCGAAGGCAGCGTGCCCTCGATGGTGCCGGTCTGTTGTGCCGTCATTTGCGCCAGTTCAAGGTACGTCATCAGGCCGCCTCTGCGGCTCGCGCAGCTATCCGCTTCTCTGCCGCCTCATGTTCGAGCTTGGCTGCGAGTTCCTTCTCCTCCTCCGTCAGCGGCGGCTCGATCACGAACACGCTCACCGGATATTCCGGCACCTTGCGCCAACTGGTGATGTTGGAATCCTGATCGACCTCCGCGATGTGCGCGACCGCGTTCTGCAGGGCGTGGTAATATTTGAAGTCCACCCAGCACGATGTCGCCCGGGGGATCAGGATCGAAACGCCGTTGACGCTGGTGAATACCGGCTCGTTGCCACCCGGCTTTTCCTGCGGCTCGATGCGAAGCTGCACCATCCGCTTGCCGGGTTTATACCGCTGCCGTGGCGGCTCGACGCGAGCGATCGGCTTCTCCTCCGCGCCATCGTCGTAATCGATGAAGTCGGTAGGGAATCCCGCCAGCGCCATCTTGGACTTGATGCCTTGCACACCGAGTTTCGGATTGACGTCCAGTCCCATTGCCGCCGCGACATGCGTGGCCAACGCCGTGGCGTTGAGCATGTCGACCGGGATTTTACGAATTGCCATAAGTCAGTGCTCCTCTATCTGTTTGCACGATTGATAAGGCTCCCGTCAGCATTGACGTTGATGGCGGGAGAGGAGCCGGTGGAGGGAGGAGAACCAGCCGGCTCCTCTGGTGCATCGGCCCCTGAGTCGTCGGGTTCCTGCACCTCATCGGGAGCCCCGTCAGGCTCCTCGATTTCGTCGTCATTGACCGTTTCGACCGGCTCGAACGCCTCTTCCTTGGGGGCCTTCGGAGCGGGTTTCTTGACGGATTTCTTGGTGATCTTGGCCATGCGGCCCTCCCTTTTTGCGTTAAAAAACCGGGCATTTGCGCCCGGCAGGACGGGAGTTAGACAGTAGCGGTGAAGGAAGTCACCATCGTGCTGGACCCGACCAGTCGAGCATCGACCAGCCAGAGGTTGGTGGCGATGTCGGTAAATTCGACCGACGAGCCGACGATGCCGCCAGTCGTAGTGCCGTTCATCGTCAGCGTGTCGTCAGTGCCGCCGACGCCTTCGGCAAAGCCGGTGGTGCCGGCCAGCGTCGCGCCGTTTGAGAAGCCGATGAACGTATCTGCAGCGCGGCCAACCTTGATGATGCCATCACCAGTGAACGTGGTCCCGACGACAATCGTGTACTTGTCCTGAGTCCCAGTAGCGTAGGGCAGCGTAAGCGTGGTGCCCCCCGCAATGTTGAGCGTGAGAACCTTGCCGGCGTGCTGGGCTTGGCTCATCCCGATGGAAGAGGCCGTAATGTTGTACACCCCCCCATTGGCCGGTCCCTCACGCAGGTAGCGTTCGAGCGCAGCGTCGTCGCCCATAGCGATCGCCCGACGCGTGGCGTTCGTATCGAATGCGGTCAGTGTCATGTGTGCGGTTCCTTATTGCGCCTAGCCGCCGATCAATAGTTGTCTCGGAATGCCCGGTAGCGGAGCACCTTGGCCTCAACGGCGAGTGTCGAGCCGATCGTGAAGCCCTTGCTCGCCGACCCCGCCGTTCCCTCATAACGAGAGATCGCCGAGTTGCCGGTCGCAGCCGCCGCAGCCGCCGCAACGGCAGCATTGTGAACGACATTGACCGTGACCGTCGCATCGTCGGTGCCGACCGTGCCGCTGGAGAGGTTGGTGATGACGACGTTTTCCGACCCGAAGGTGCCGACCAGCGACCCCTCCTGCAGGGTCATGAAGCCGGCCGCGTCTCCAGCCGCCCAAGTGCCGGAATAAAGCTGGACGGTGGTTATCTGTGCGGTCGCGCCCGAGGTCGCCCCTCGAATGGTCGAGCCGGCGACAATTTCCGAAGTGCCGCCACCTGAAAAAGGCACCACCCACGGGACCAGATAGCCGGTGGTGATAAGGGTGCCGTCCGTTGCGTTGTAGAGGTCGACCGAGTGAGGGATGAAGCCGAGTTCGACATTGAGGGCAGCGCCGTTTCCGACGAGGACACCATGCCTAGAAATGCTCTTCGTCATAGCGAAGACTCCTTTGAGTTGGCGACATCGTCAGATGCCGCCGGGGTTGGACGGCATCGTTAGATGCCGCCTTTAAGTAAAGTCACAGTGCAGTTACCGCAACCTCAAGTCTCGACATCCATGCCTGATTTAAAATCAGTGCTGCGTGCCAAGTCTTCCAGCCGACGTACCCACGCTGGCCGAGCGGATCGTCCTTAGTTTTCTGTCCAACCGGAATAATAGTCGGAGAGACAGCACCCTGTCCTCTTAGGGCAACCATGCCCCAAGCGTCCTGACCGAAGTACACAATGGGATATACATCGGCACTAGTTCCGCTAGTCGACACCATCGACCCCTTTGCCCCACCCGCATCGAGGAACGGATTCAGGTCAGGCGACAGCAAGTACCGGACGTCTTCGACAGAGCCGATCTCCTGCTCCGAAATCGGCGAGCGCGTGCCGTACTCGGCAACCGTCTTGAATCCGGGCATGTTGCGGATGTCGGATTCAACATCCGTGTGGGCCACCGCGACATAAGACGCTTCGACCGCGCGCGTGCCGTAGTCCGAAGACGGCGACAACGAGCGGGTGATCTTCTGCGCCTTGAGGGCCTTGAGCGACCGCAGGACGGCGCGCTGCTTGGCAAGCGTGATCGGGGTGTTGACATCGGTTCTGGCCGAGCCATTGGCGTAGTAGACCGAAGTCCCTGCGCGAACGACACCATAGTTGAGCGCCTCGATGGTGCGGCCGATGTTCTCGCCCGCCTGAACCGCTGCATCATTCAGCACCGGGTCTTCATGGAGGTCTTCGATTTTATCCGTGATAACAACGACTTGGCCGTATTGGCGAAGCGTGGCCGACACGTCTTCATAGGAAAATTGCGTCTCGGGAGGCGTGACGCCCTCCACCAGCGGGGTCGTGGCCGCAGTGAAGATTCTCGGGCGACGGAACTTGATCGTGTCCGTCTTGTTCTTCGGCATGGGCTTTGAGAGCCCAAGCTTCTCAAGCACCATGACGGGCTTGGCATGGCGGAGCATCTGACGCTCCGCGTAGACGTTTGTGCGTGGCGATACGCCGCCATCAGCATATAGAGTTGGCATTGGTGCGGACCCTTTGGGTTCCGCTCAATCCCTCATGCGCTACGCCATTTTCGTTCTTCAGGGTCGATGGCAGCAAAGGCTTTCCATAGCTGTTCATCACTGCCATTTTCCGGGATGCCGCTCACCGTGGGCCTAGAGCCCGCCGTATGAGGTGATGCCGTTCCTGCTAACTGTGCCGCGCGCCTCGAATTGAGCGCATTCTGTTGAGCCGCTGGCCGCCCATTGGACGGCTGCGACGGTTGCGAGTTGGCGGCAACGAACTCCTTGAAAGCATTCAGCGTATCGATCGCACTATAGGGGTCGATGATCGCGTTCTTGTTGGTTTCAAATGCCTGTCGAAGATAGGACGGTTGGTCGTTGATCCATGCACCGAAAACGGTCCCATACTGCTTCAGGTAGCTGTCCCAACCGGGATGCTGCTGTTCAAGTAGAGTTTCGTTGGCCTTCAGTTCGGCGTCCATCTGAGCATCGGCGGCGGCTTGGCGGCTTTGCTCGCGAGCATCGAACTGTGAAATTTTCGCCTCAAGCGGTGCGAGCTTCTTCTGAAGCGGCGTCGCTATCTCGGGGTATTCGGCAACCAATTCCGTAAACGGATCATCGGCGGCCTCTTCAGCGGGTTTCGGCTGCTTTGCAGCTTCGTTCCGCTCATGCAGTCGACGGGTGTAGGCAGTGATCCGGCCTTCGATCGATCGGCGGGCGTGCTCTGTCGTCGCTGACTGTAGCGCCGTCACTTGAGCGTCATGGGCGGCCTTCAGATCAGGCGGCGCATTAGCCCAGATATCCGGGGCTGCTTCTTCCTGCTGTTCGGCGGCGGGCTCTTGATCGGGAGCGGCGGCCTCTTCAGCGTTGGTATCTTTAGCACTTTCGGGCTTTTCTGCAATCTGACCCTCGTCGGCTCCGATTTCAGCCCAAAGCTGTTCGTCGGTCGGCTCTGCTGCCGACTGTGATTTCTGTTCCATGTCTCACCCCTTTTGCTGTTAAACGCCGCTTCGATCGCGGGATCGGAAATCCTGCGGCACGGTGCCCGTTTTGATGACGGCGGGCTTTGCCATCTCCAGAATCTCCCGCATCGCCGTGATCCGGCCGCGCAGAAATTGGCTCTCGCCATACGATTGGTCGTTCTGCTCAAGCCGCGCGCGACAGGCCTCGATCATCTCGTTGGCCTTCGCAGCGACAGCACGCCAAGTGTCGGTGTACGCGTCGATCATGTCCCTGCCCGATCATAGTATTTGACCATTCCGCAGTCGTTGCAGCACCAGCCGATATGCAGGGTGCCTTTGCGCCAGCCGCTAACCACCCGGCCGGGGCACCAGCACATCCAGCATCGAAACCACCTGATCATGCTGCAGCCTTCTTCTTCGGCTTGGAGCCGCCCGTGACGTAGCCACCGGAGCCGCCCGGCACCTCGCCTCGCGCACGGGCCTCGGCTGCGTTCTTCTGCTCGATCGCCACCTCGGACGCGAAAATCCGCTCCTTGCTGGCGTGATCCATCTCCTTGCCGGCCAGCATCGCCTCAAGCTCCTGCACCGACATATTCAGCTTCGCCGCCATCACGTTCATCTGAGAGTCGTAATTCAGCTTGGCGATCTTCTCGCGGCTGGCATTCTCCTGATTGGCCTGCGCCGCCTGCAGTTCGAGCTTGCGGTTTTCAAGCTCCATCTTCTTCTTTTCGCTCTCGGCCGCAGCCTGTGCCGCAATCGCAGCCTCACTCTGTTGCGCAGCCGCAGCGAGAATTGCGTCAATCTCATCGTCGCCCAGCATCACCTCTTCCGCCGGCACCATGTAGGCTTGGAAAATCTTGCGGAGCAGTTCGCGGTTTCTCAACATCGGGCCGTAGATCGGATGTCCGCCAAGCTGCATCGCAATGACCATCAGGTTTTGAGCCTGCATCTCCCGCATCAGCAGCACAGAGCTACCGCGAGCGTCGACCTGATAGTCGCCCTTGATGTCGGGCTTCTCGTTGAACTGCATGTTCCAATCGTAAATCCTCCGGATGTCCGGCGTGGTCACATCGTCATCAAAGCTCTTGACGATCGAGCGAAACGTCACATTGGCGGAATTGTGCAGGATCGCGGTGCCGAGCGCAGTGTTCATCACGTTCTGCGTGCCGACTTCCCCGGTCTGCCCCTGAATGATCTGAGGCACCATCGACATCGAGTCGATAAACCGCTCGACGAGATTGATGATGTTGATCATCTCGTCCTGCCGCGTCTCGACATGGAATAGCTGGAACGGCGGATTTTCCTTCTGAATGCCGTTCTTTGCCTTCCAGATTTTGCGCGGCTTGAGCCTGTAATCCCCATCCTCGGGCTCAATGTTCTGGGTGTCGATGATCACCTGCGGACCGCTCGACACCCCGGCATTGTCCATCATCGCCCGGAAAGCGCCATTCAGCGCTGACTGCGGATCGCGAATGATCGCCGGCATTCCGTACCCAAAAACTGACGCCTCGTCCTTCGCGAGGTTGAAGACCGAATACATCGTCTCGCCCGAGTCATACGGGTAGATCGCCAGCTTGAGAATTTCGCCTTGGCAGAACCACAGACAGGCATTGACCGACACCAGCGGATCAATCTCCTCCACCTGTATCAGCGCCTCGTTGGCTATCCCGCTGACCGTCTGGTCTAGGCTCTGCCGCATCCAGAGCGCGATAGTCCTGAGATCATCCGGCTCCAGCGGCCCCGTATATTCGTAAACATGATAGAGGTCGCCAGTCACTTGCTGGGTGGCGGCGCGGATGTTGCGAAGCTGCGACAAATAGGACGGTGCCGTGGTGTTGGGGGCAAGCTGAAGGAGGCGGCGGATCGCGTCCTTGTCGAATCCGTCGAGCACAGCCAGACCGCGCAACATGCGCCGGTTCATCAGGTAGCGCTCGTAGCAGCCGTTGGCGTCATTGATGTCGACCACATCCATGTCCGGAAACCAGCCCCAGATGTCGACGTAGCGATAGGCTGGCTGCTTGCCAGTCGAGATGTCGAGCTTGTGCTCGCCGCTCTGCTCGTCTGGCTTCCAGCCGCGCCGCACCTTGTCCCCAGTGACCGGCCCTTTCGTCACCCCGGTTCCGAGCTTGCACGCGCAATCGATCTGCCGGCGCTTGACGGCTTGGTATTTACATTCCGTCAGTTGATCGTCGATCTCCTTCTCCATGAGGTCGGCCCGCTTGCGACCTTCCTCCAGTTGAGCCGACAGCACATTGGCGGCTTCCTTCGCCGTATCGGCCTCTTGCTGTGCCACGGCCGCCTGCTGATCGAGCGCAGCAATCTCCTCCTGCGGAGCCTCGTTCTCAACCGCCTGTTGCGGTGCCGCCTGCGCGGCCTGCGCCTGCTTCATCTTCTCGCGCGCGGCCTGCGAGGCGGCCTCTACCTCGTCCGAAAGCTCCGGAACCGGGGTCGGGTTGATGCCCCAGTTCCGCTCATCGGTCGGGAAAAGCAGGTCTTTCAACCGCGCCGCGAGCGCATCCGTCTTCGGCCGCGTCGCGTTGATGAACAGTCCGCTCCGCTCCTCATCGGCCAGCACCTTGGCTGTCGCCGGGTCATAGCGCCCGTGATACTGCTCAAGGTCTTCGATCCAGCGCGTTTCCAAGCTCTGCCGCTTGCCGATCCGGCTGTTCACCTCGGCCTCATGTCGACCGACGATCTCCCGCATCATCTCCCGAGACGGAGCCTTCAACGGCCGCTGCAACGACTGCGGCAGTTGCGGCTGCGAAGTCGGGGGATTCATCACCATCATGTCAGCCATGTCAGACGATCCTAATGATGGCGCGTGTCGTATTGGCGGGCGGGAAGACCACAGAGAAATCCCCGCCGGCAGTGATCTTGTCGACACCAAAATCGAGGACCACCACCGATAGATCGCCCGAGGAAGTGTCGTCGTAAATCATCGCCCCGCGTGCCGTGATGGTGGACGCAGCCCATGTCGCGTCCTCGAAATCGATGAGAATCGTTGACCCGGACAGCGTCGGGTATCCCGTCGCAACCGTCAGCGCCTGTCCCGTCGCTGTATAGCCACCACCCGTAGCCACCTCGCCAATGGCTGTATAGTTGTTGGACGAAGCCGTCAGCGTAGCCGAGCTTGTGTAAAGCGCTATTTTGAATGTATTGCCAGTCGATGGCGTGAAATTATGAACGCCCAGCGCCAGATTCCACTTGAAGCTGTTGCACACATAATTGCCGGTAAAGGCCATAATCTATCTCCTGTGCAGATCGTAGACGAGGCTTGCTGCCTCTTGCATCCCGGCCTTGCGCAGTTTCGCGATAGTGGTGGTATGGCTAGACAGGATCGCGCCTTTCACCCCGGTCAGCACGATCTGCCGCAATGTCTCCCGATAAGCCTTTGCCTGCTCGCGAATTACGGGCGGTGCCGTCTCCGAAACATGCATCAGCTTGGCGATGATGCCTTCCACGTAGAACTCAGGCGGATGACCACCGTCGCTGGTCGTCGCGACCATCACCGAGCCGACACCGATCTGCGCCCCGCTCATATCGGTATCCTGTAGTTGTGATAGGTGAACTCCTCATCGAACGTGTCCTCGAACTCCCCGGCAACAACCGGGATTGTCCGGCTCTCGTTCAGCACTTCGACATCGGTCGCGCCTGCCAGATCGGGCGGCAGCGTAAACGTCGCAGTGATGATGGAGCGGTCGGTTGTCGGGGGCTCTACGTCAGGCGTGGCAGGCGTAACCGCTGCGGCAGGCTTGAGAACGACGGCAACAAGTCCGCCCTGAGTAAACACAGTAGCCTCCTCTATACCAACCGTCACACTGCCAATCACCTCGCTGGTAGCCCATGCGTAATCCCAGAAGTCGGTAGCCAAGCCCTGCGTATGAAGCGTAAGGTTCTTCCAGACATCGATGCTGCCTTCCGTAGCACTCTGACGGAACCCACCGAAAAACGCGACGAGCAGGTCGCCCTCCCGATTGGTCAGCATCGGCAGTTCTAACGGAAATTCCTCCATAGGACCGCCTACATATTGAATATGAAGCTGCTCACCGTCGCTGTCACGGATCGGATCGGCGAGGTCGACACCTTCCAAAAACATGGCGGAAAATACGGTAGGGACAACCGCGTTAGAAGCACCGGCCCAATCCCATGTCACAACGTTAGAGCCTGTATCAGGCTCGACCATGTAGAACAACGCAGACTGCCATACGTCAGGGTCTACATCACCGCCGACCAGTCGCGTCATGGGGGTATCAACCCCACTCTTCGTCATGGTTACCGTGGCAAAACCGTCAGCCACTCCGACGCGCCCGAAAGCGGCGACGAGGGCGATCTCAGTGCCGACAGGCACAGTGATGGGGCCTATGACGCCAGAGTTGGCTGTGGTGCCAACCGTCGCGAAGTTAGTAATTGTGCCGACCTGAGTGATGGTGCTGGTGACAGCTTGAAGGGTGGCCTGCTTGAGGACAATCGCGACGAATGCTGCCTCGGTCGCCACTGTGACGTTCGTAAATCCAAACGTGCAATTGCCATCCGGCGTCGCGGTCGCCAGCATCCCCTCCGCACTGCCTTCGTAATCTAGGTCAGCCAACCGGGTCATGTGATGGAAGACATTGACCTTGGCGAGGCCATCCTCGTCCGGGTTGTACATGCCGCAGAACCCCAGAACCAGATCGCCGTCCGCGACATCCAATGCCGACGTTTCAACCAGTATCGTCGTTTCAAGCGCAAACCCGGTATCTTGAAAGCCGTCGCTGTCACGAACGGGAATAGCGAGATCGATGCCCTTCCAGAAGGTGACGGCGATCACACGCTCGCCATCGCTGGCAGCGCCAAGCCAGTCCCATTTGAGGCTCTTGCTGGCACCCGTGTCTGGCAGGACCATGTAGAAGATCGCAGACTGCCAAGACGCGCCCGACGCATCGCCGCCCGTGGCCTTCGTCATCGCCGTGTCAACGCCGCTCTGCGTGAACGTCATCGAGGCAAAGCCGTTGTTCGTGCCGTGCCTGCCGGACACCGCGACCACTACAAGCTCGACATCCGCCGCGACCTCGATGGCGCTCGATACCGTCCCGGTTTCGCTCGTATCGGTAAACTGGAACTCCAGAACCTCGCCGACTTGCTCAATGTCCGTCGTGCCGCGCCCCGGCAGCGGCGAATTTAACGACGGACCAGCAAAGATGTAGGCGTCACCGTTATACGCCTTAAGCATCGTGTCGACGTTGGCGTCGCCAAAATCCCACTCGTAAGTCGGGCCGTCGATCACCTCGGCTAATGCAGCCACCTCAGAGGTCAAATCCGTGACGTGCTCACGAATGTAAGGAACGCCGGGGCCGGAATAACCGGTGAGGGGATCACCGATACCGGTGATCGAATAGAAATGGATTTCGGGGTCGCTGCTGTGCTGGAAAAAAGAAATGGTGCGAGCGCCGTGCCTGATCGCAGACCACACCGCACCCGAGATTTCCGGCAATGTGATATGCGGTATTTCCGCCGACTCAAACCGAAACGAATCGGCCGTTTCAACGCAAACCCCATACGGCTTTAGGTTGCCGGGGTCTTGGAAGCTGCGCATCCGGTCGCATTGCCAGCCATATGTAGCAGATCGCCTTATCAGATCAGGGTCGGTGGAGCCGGTCCAGTATGGACTAGTGGAGTAGAAAAACCTTATGCCAGCACTGGAATAAACATAACCATCGACAGTACAAACATCGACAGTACGAACCATGTCGTCGGTAGTTGTCGGATTCCAAAGTGGAAGACCCGTAACGCCCAAGCCAATATTCATCGCTGCAAATCGGCCGTCATCTCTAGCTCTGGCTGTGTTAAATTCATCAGTAACAGATGCCAAAGTATGGAACATGTCCGGTTCATCAGAAAGATACCACCCGGTGACGAGAGGATCACTGTCGCCATCCTCCGCATCCACCATGTCAACAGACCAGAAACGATACGAAACATTGACACGCAGCCCGGCATCCAGCGCAGCGGCGAGATATCCTAGGTAATCTTCAGTCGAATCGTAATGGGTGATGCCCGCAGCGGCGGCGCGTTCCGCATGACCATCATGCGTTGGGCTGTAAAACAGGCCAAACCCAAAGTACGATGGACTGCTCATACCGACCGCATGGGCGTTTGGAAATTGAGTCCAGTACGCGTTGCCACCATCGAAATACGGCACTGGCAGATCAAGCAGCTTGGTCAAGATCAGCGCAACGCCAACCTCGACGCCCACCTCCTGCCCCGCCAAAAGCGTCGGCGAGTTGGCCACTGGCACGCCCACCGGTTGCCAAGCGTTATCGTACCAGACACGCGTGTCGCCCGTGGAGGGGTCGTACCACTGCACCCCCTCAAGGCCGGGATCAGGAGGCTCGTCAATTGCCTGCACAATCACAGTTCCAGCGCCCGATGGAGGGGCTGGCCCGACTGGGCCGGCTGGCCCGACTGGCCCGGGCTCACCGGGCGTTCCGGGATCACCCCTCGGCCCCGACACCTCCGCAATGTCGATGACGATCGTCGGCGAGCTTATGATGACATCGATGGCCGCCACCGTGGGGGTTGTCGTGGTGACATCGATGGCCATTATTCAGGGTCCGAATCCGTTACGTCACCCGTGATCAGAACGGGACCGGCTACCAGCGTCGACACCTCGCCGCTCAGATAGGTTAGCTGCAAATCCCACACCCGCTGCCCCGGCTGAAGCGTATGGCTGTCAGCCGCAGGCAGCGTCAGGTCGATGATGTTGGGCAGCGTCACCGCACAGGTGATTTCCGTGACCCGGTTGCCACCCGGCTTGTTGCGGATTTCCGCCTTCGGCGTCACATCCGTGAGGTCGAGGGGATCGGTCTTGGCCGCATCGTTCCAGAACACGAACTGCCAAGCGTAGCTATCGCCGCGATAGATGTTCAGAACGTGGGTTTCAGGCGTCGTCATCAGTATCCCGCTCGCTGGTCAGCCGCTTTCATGCCGGACCCATGTTGAGTTGGGTGCAACGGCGGCAATGTCGCGACCCTGTCCCAAGTGCGCCAGAGATAGCGCATACAGTCGAGGAGGTGGTCGGCCTGCCCGTCCATCACCCGGCCGCGCTCGTCGCGCTGGTAGACCCGGTATTCCCCTTTGAAGTTCTGCAAGGTGGAGAAAATCTTCATCTGCCCGAGCGCCAGCGCCTGCCACACGGCGATCAATCCGGATTCGAGCGCGTTGTCCGCGTCGGTCAGGATCAGCCCAAGCCCCTGATATTCCTTCTTTAGCTGCGTCCCGTCTTTCTGGTTGGCACCGCCGGCAGCGGGATCGATCGCGCCGCGAATCCACTCCCCCCTCGTCTTGATCGCGGCGGCGTGAACGACTGGGAGTTGCTGGCCTTTGTAGTGCTCGCTGTATAAGTATAATGTTCCATCAACAGGGTTTTGTGCGCCCCATAGGGCAGCAGTTCTGTTCCATCCAACGTCTAACGCATATCCCTTTTTCCATCCAAAAGGTATAACAAAAGGTTTGACTTCAATATCACTTATGGGAATTGGGTAAATTGCCCCACTTCCCATGCTTGGCTCACCTTGTGATCTTGCGTCCCTAAGATGAGGTGGCGTGGAGTCGAGCAATTCCTGCTGGGTTTTCTCGTCGAGGTGCGGCACGTCCCGCCACCCCGCCTGCACCAAAAATCGTGAGCTTGTGATTTCCGGCATCAGAGGTACACTCCTGCCGCGCTAGGCAGTGCTATGCATTGCGTCGCCCGGCTCTGCACTGCAAGCCGTTGCGCGGCAAGGGAGGGAGCTTCGGCTCCCTCATTCTTTCCAGCCATCATCACCCCAGCTTTGGCATAGTGAAACCGCCTTGGCCGATTAGCTGCAGCAATAGCAAGACCACAACCAATGCCAGAACGACGATGACCACCACGCGAATGATCTTTTGCGGAGGGTCAGGAATGAGGTTAACCAGCACGTAGTCGAAGATGGCGTAGATAATCCCGATCACCAACAGCCAGACGATCAAGCTAATAAGGGCGTTTACCATGACTTACACCTCTACCTTCCCATCATCCTGCCAATGCCAACCATAGAACTCTTGCGGATGCCCGCACCGCCGCCACCGCCGCCACCATCGCTCACCGCATCGAACGACAGCACGACGGCGATAGCGCTCTCACTATCGGATACTACGTTGTTCGTGCGAGCAAGGCTGATGGGACGCGGCGTTTGCCCCGTCACAATGTTGGCAGTGGCCGCAGAAAGGCTATCGCCATAGCCACAAGTGACGCTATCAAATCTCTCAGTCGCGCCGGTCCAAGCGTGAACTTTGTTAGAGTCATAAACCCAATCGACCGCGAGGATGGCCCCGCCCGACACTGTGTTGGTGTCAAGCGTCGGGTCGGACGACACTCCCCCATAAATACCTTGAACGCTGGTCTGCGCCAGCAAGCTCCCGGCACTCAGCCTGAAGCAGGCGCAAATACCGCCATAGACGTTACCGCCACCGGGGCAATCAATGGTTGCCACCACACTGAGCGATGTCGATGCAGTGCCGGCAACACGATATGCGGTGAGCAGCGCGCAGTTGCTGTTGTCCTCCGTCGCCCCGCGAGCGACCACGCCTACTCTGGTGGCAGAAACGCCATTAACAGTGACCGCATCGTAATCGACAATGCCACCAGGACCAATGGTGGTAAGAATCAGCAGCCGGTCCTGACCAGCCGCAGAAGCCACCGTCAGCGAAAATGGGATGGTGCCGTTGTCGGTTCGCGTAGTGGCATCGGTGGCAGAGGTGTCATAGGTAATGCTGGCTGCGGACACGTCAATTAAGCTCCAGCAATTCCAGCAACCTTGTAACTCTGACCCGGCGGCACCCCGACAAACCGCGTCTCCCCCGCCGCCATCCGCTGTGCCGTCGTCACCGCAGTCGGTGCCGTGCCCCACTTCAGGCAGACCGCCTCTTGCGCATGAAGCATTACAAAGCAGGTGCGGGTATTGAAGGCTGCAGACGCAGCAGACGTGCCGCTGATCGTAATGGCCTGCTCCGCTAGCGCGGGTTCAAGCGCCGCCGCAATGCCAGTGCTGAAAGTGTCCGACGCAAGCGATGCGTATTCCGTGACGAACAGAGCCATGAGATCACCCCTGATAAGCAAATGCCCGCCGACAGGGGGCGGGCGTCAGTTCAACTTGCGAACGCCGGAAAGGACAGCGCTCTAACCCGTTGACGCGGCACTATTCTCTAAATCGCGTCCAAACACAACATCTAGGGGTTTGGCGGGTCGATGCCCTCTAGGAACCGAAGATATGCGTGCGCCCGAATCACCACATCCTCCGGTGAATCCTCGGGATTGTGGGCCATAGACAGCGCGATCTCGCGCCTTCGGATGATGCTCTCGACCGGCGCACGCTCAAGCCGGTCGAGGCGCTCTTCATGGTCACTGCCGTTGAGGTCGACAGTTTCGTCTATCGTCTCGATCCGCATCGTCAGCGTCTTGACGAACTCCTCGACCGCCTTCAGCCGCTGCCACACAGCATCAGGGAAGTCGACAGGCATCCCCGCCTTCACCCGCTTGGAGATATCATCCTGCACTGGTGTCGCCGCCACTGACGGAACCGCTGACAGCGCCGCTGACCTCCGCCGTGCCGTCATTGCCAAACAGCTTCGGCCGAGCGGCGAGGAACTTCTCAACCCGGTCGACCTTCTCGGCAAGCTCGATCAGCATCTTCTCGATCCGATCGAACTTGGATTCATCAGCGGGCTGGCCACCTGTCGGGTCGAGCGGGGCGTCACCCTCGACGCCCGGAGGCGTGTACGTCGGCAGTCCAGATACAGAATCGTAAGTCGTTGGCATATTGCTCCTCCTGTTGACTACCCAGTCCCACATCGCCGCCCGGGTCATGTAGCCCTTGGCGGCGATGCTGTACCTCACCCTTCAGCCGTTTTCACCATGCGGGCCGGGACGGCTCGATACGGACGGGCCTTCATGCGGGTTGGCATCGTCACCATGCCGGTGATCCGCAGCTTCGGGCTTGCCACCGTCTGCGCTCACATTGACAGCCTTTGGCTCCTCGGCCTTCGGCTTTGCAGCCGCGTCCCTCGCATCCTTCGCGGCGCGCACCTTGTCGTCGGCCGTGTCGTCCATCTCATCGCGCTCGTTCTTGGCGCGCTTCTCGTTGGCTTCAGCGGCTTCATCGACCCTCTTGGCAGCGGCTTTCTTGTCCTTGGATTCAACAGATTCGTAAGTCGTCGGCATGATGTGCCTCCTGTTTGTTAGCTTCTATGCGCTTGGGAAGCGGGGAACGGAGGTCTGACCTCCCGTCGCCGGCACCTCAACAACGCGTCACTTCGCTTCCGGTTTCTTCGTTGCGGCCTTGGTCGCCCACATTGCTGCACTCTCAATCTCCGTCGCGGCCAGCGCTTTGAGACGCTTGATCTCGTTCTCCCCCTGATCGTCAATCTCGCTGATCAGGTCAATCAGTTCGGCCGCCGCCTCCTTCAGTTTGTCCACTGTCGGATTCTTCGACGGGTTGAAGTCTACGCCTACCCGGTATTCGCCTTTGGTCATGTCGTCTCCTCCTTCTTCGCCAGCGCGGCGTCGATCTGATTCAAAACGGCTTCGCTTCCATCATCGCCGTGGTGAACTCTCATCCATTCGGCTATGTCGGCCCTTGCAACTATCAGCGCCTCACGCAGCCGGTCGCGCTCGGCCACTACCCCTGCGTACTGGTCGCCCAATTGATCGTGTGCTCTTTGCAGCCCGTTCAGTTCCTCGCGCAGCCGGTCCCGCTCCTCGCGCAGCTTCCCGTTCGCGAGCAGCGCGTCAGTGTACCTTTGGTCACTCATTTCCCCGCCTCCTTCAGGAGCAATTCCCGCAGCCGGTCGATCTCGTCGGCAGCCTCTGCCATGAGGGTTTCAGCGGCATCGATGTCGTGAAGCTCAGTGCCATCCTGCATTACGTCATAAGCAGGGATGCCATCCCGCAGCTTCTCGGTCAGGTCGCTCATTTCCCCACCGCCTTCGCCAGCGCGGCGCGAAACTCGCTGACACCGATGGCGGCAAACTCCGGGTCGGAACCGACCAACACCATTGCGCGCTCAAGCTTGTCGGTGGCCTTCTTCAGTGCCTCGCGCAGCCGGTCGCGCTCGGCCTGTACCTGCTCAAACTCGGCTACCCATCCGGCATCTTCACGGTCACGGGCTTCCGTTAGCTCGCGCAGCCGGTCGCGCTCGGCCTCTGCCTGCCGCAGCCGGTTGATCATCCGCACCAGTTCCGGCCAGTGCATAACCGTAGTGGCGCGTGCCTTGCCTTCGATCTGGACGAGTTCCCTGTCCGTTGCGGGTGTCGTCGTGTCGGTGGACATGTCGCTCATTGCCCCTCCTTCGCCAGCGCGGCACGCTTCTCGGCCATCGCCCGCTCGTACTTGTCTCGCTGCAAATCTACCGTTTCGGTTTTTGGCAACTCAGCTTCG